ATATCCATAGCCACATTAGCTAGTTTTTTATCACTAAATGAACCAAAACTTGTTAAGTGACCAAAAGCTATATGTAAGAGCTCATGTTTTAACAATCCAAGTTGATGTTCTTCACTTAGACTTGTCCAAAACTCTTCATTTATTGCTAACTGATAATTAATACCATTCTTACTTACACCTGCTGTGGGTAAATCTTGTCTCCATGTTTTGTTCAACATAATTAGAAAGAACCCATAATAGGGCTCTATTAACATTAATTCTTTTGCTATCTTACTAAGACTAAGTGCTTTGTCCATCTTTTAAGTTTATATTAATTTCAAATTTGTCAGCAGGATATCCCATCTGACCTAAAAATTCAATCATACTTTTAGTAAAGAATTCCATAAAAAGTTCTATAGATTGTATACTAGCATTATTATTTGTCATGTGTGATAAACAAACTCCACTGGATAGTGCTGTATAAGAACCCGAAAGAATTTTTGTTTTTACTAATAGTTTTGCAACTTTAGGACAATTAGTTTTCCAATCTTCAGGAGTAACATTTCCAAATTTATAGAGTACAATTAGTTCTCCTATATACTTTTTTGTGTCAACTTTTTTTAAAGATTCAAATGCAATAATAGCATTTTCTTTATCAGATGACCTTAACATATTTAATAAGTTCCTTGTTTCTTCTTTGTTAAAAATCATCAGTCTTCAATTTTTAAAGTTTTTATCATCCACTCTGTAGGTTTATTTATATTATCAACCCATTCTTTTGCACTTGGAATATATCCATTGCAGTCTTCCTTTACATGTTGTTCTCCAACATATCTTGTATATACTGTTTTGCCATCAGAATTTTCAAAACTTGGTCCAAACTTTTTTTCACATTCAAATATTCCTTCACTATGGTGTCTGAACATTCTATGCTTACTGTGTCCAATCCAAGCCTTAGTTTCATCAAACCATTCATGAATCTTTATGTAATCAATTGGAAAACCTCCCCACTTTCTAGCAGAAGATTTTGCATGTTCCCAGGGATGTGACATTATTCTAAAGTTTGATTAATTAAATTACCATTATGATTATATGTTATAGTTTCAGTAAAATAAATATTGTTATTAATTTTATAGTTACCAGAAGGAATAGCAATAAGTACTGTTCCATAACCACCTTCATTATTCCACCAATCTTCTATATTATCTAAGAGTTTTGAAATAGCAAAGTCTTCTATATCTGAATAGAAAGATGTGCTAAGATCTCTTAAATTAAGAACATTCATACTATAAGGATCTAAATCATCTAAGTCTTGAAGACTTGTTACTTCTTCTGTTGTATATATAATATCATCAATTGCACCTGAATCTCCTCCACCTGAGTAGATTATTTTAATTCCGGTCACACCAAGGTCAGCCAACTGTAATAGAAGGCCTGTCATATCATTTTCTGTCATAATTATTGTTTTTTAAATGGACCATAGAATCGGCCCAAAATATTACCATTTAAGAAATCATCCCTTTCCAATACTTCTCTGGTAAACTGAAACTTAACTTCAAAATAAGTAAGTTCTGTTTTAGAGAAGCATATACGGACCATATATCTTCTTATTTCAATTCCAGCTTTGTGAGCTTCTTGTAAAACTTTATTACTGCTATAATAGTTTTCATAGCTTTCTTTTTTGACAACAGTATATTTTTTGGTTCTTTTATCAGTTACTTGAGCCAAAGCTCTTTTACCAAATCTTTTCTTTACAGTAGAGTAAAAGTTTTTCTTTCCAATATACTTAACAAGTTTACCATCAATAGTAGCTTGCATCTCATACACAAACCCTTCTGCCTTTTCAGGTATCATTGAATTATTAAACTGTTGTCCTTGATATAACCAATTCATAGTAATACATTTCTCAATAAAGGTAGTAATTCTTTTCTTACAGTTTCAATTCCATGAACTTTAATAGAATCAGATAAATCTTTTTCCATGTTTAAAACTACATAATTAAAACCATATTTAGATTTATATCTTTCAGCTGACTTAATTCCTGGTTCATCATTATCAAATAGTAGACAAACATCTTGATACTTAGTAGATAAACTATTCATAATATTTTCTGGAATCATAGTATTCTCACTGTCTGGTGCAATAGCATCAGAATTAATAAACTTTAACTTATTATATGCCATCAAATCTTTAAGAGATGAAGTTATAACAAGAAATGGTTTATCATATGTAAGCTGTTCAGAACCTTGAATATAATCTCTTACTTTAATAAACTTACTGTCCTTTACTTTAGGTTGATATATTTTATAAAGAGAACCATCTTCTTTAAAGTAACCATAGATATAATTACCTTTGATAGTTATACTAGACAAAACTTCATTTTCATCTGTTTTTTGCATAATATAATATTCTAATGGACTAACATTATATTTCTCTAATAACTTAGAACCAATCTTATATCCCATCCAGTATTTTTGGTCAAGAGTATTCCAGTGCCTAATTTCAAAATCAGTAACTTTATATCTACTTTGTTGCTTATAAGAATTTATAGGATTAAAACCATTGTTTAAAACATATTGGTTATAATCTTCTATTATCTTAAAAGATGCATGTCCCCTGGTAGATAGATTAAAAAGATTTTGTACAAGACTTAAGGTATCACCTCCATTACCGGAAGAAAAGTCTTTAAACTTATAGATATTATTTTTATCCATGTAGATACACATAGAAGGAGTTTTCTCACGTAAATTAAATACAGATTTTATTTTAAGGTCTTGACCTGTAAGTTTTTCTGTTAAATTAAGATAGTGTTCAAATATCCACTCTCTTGGCACATCTGCCAAATCATAAATTAAATTCTTTGTTGAAATCATAATAACCCATTTTAAAAATATAAGGGGAATTAGACAACTCCCCTTATATGAGAGTTGTTAGTCTAAACTAAAATCAGAAGAACCTTTAGTTGGAGTTGTGAAATCATCATCATCACCAAATCCTTTTACTTCTTTTATTTCAATCTTTTTAAGATGTTTAGTTTCATCATAAGTCATTACATTATCACCATAAGCATATTTTTTATTTTCTGCTTTTGGTAACCACATATCAAAATTAATATAACCTGTCTTACCTTCATATTCTTTTCCAGCAACACAAAAGTCAATATACTTACCTTCAAATGGTTTTGCTTTATTTAATGCAGCAACAAATTTCTCTATTGTAGCATGTTTGCCATCTTCATTAATAAACCAATCATAAAACTCAAATGCTTTAGATAGTCCTTGTAAAAACATAAGGATAGATCTATCTCTTTGAATCTTAATACCTGATTTAGTTTCACCATCTGCATATGCATACTGGCTAGCTTTTACTCTACCAATCTGACCTGTATAATGACCTTTGCTTTCATCATCTTTGTCAATCATAAATCCTGTAAAACCTTCAATTGGTTCTGTCTCTACATGTAACATAAGATGTTTAGCATTATCAATAAATTTAAAATCTTCTAGCTCAATGCTATTAATTTTTAATAAATGATTTCCTGGACTAATTGTTTTTGGTTGTCCTCCACCACCTGTTCCTAAATCTGTTGTACTTAATCCCATTTTGTTTTTGTTTTTAAATTATTAATTATATGTATACTTTATCCCAGTGAATGTTTAGTTCACCTTTTTCATTCATTTCAGAAATTACTATTTCTTGATCTCTCAAGTGTTCTGGTCTTGCGCCACAAGTTACTCCATCATTAGTTTTAAAACTTAGAATAGTTTGATTATCTTTTCTAAACATATACCCAATTGCATCTGCATTAGCACAAATCAAAGATTTTATTTTACCTGTTAAGTCTATATTAGCAGCCATTACCATTTCACCTTTATCATCTACCTGTTTGTCTTTAATATGACCAGATAAAATAATATGGGGTGCTAAGGTATCAATAAAATCTAAAACTTGAAAGAAAGCTTGTCTTAAATATAAATAACCAGCACCATTAGGTAAAGTGAGGACATTTGTTCCATCATACTTACTACCCATACTAGTTTGTTTATATAATTTGACAGCTAAAGGACCGATCATATCTTCTAATGCCGTTACTGTATCTATAGTAACATACTTATAAGGACATCCTGCTTCTTTTATAGCTTTGCCTGCATCTAGTAAATCCTGTAAAGAATTTATTTTGACTTTAAGAGCTTCTACATATTCAGAACCATTTTCCAAATCTAAAATTAGATTATCTTCTAGTCCTGCAAATGCAGTTGTTTTACCTGTTTTAGGTTTTGAGTAGATTATTAATCTTTTAGGATTGTTTCTTTCTACTTTTACTTTTTTAGTTGGAAGTACTATAGCCATATTATTTAATTATTTGTGCTAGTTTTTGAAAATCTGTAGCAATTCTTATAAGAATTTCTGAAGCTGTCTCATTTAAACTTAAATTTGTTGGTGTAGTAGCATAAGCTTCAACAAAATCAGGAAAAAGAGTTGGTGATGACTGTAGCTTAGGTAATGAATCTGCAGTAAGTTCAGCATCAAGTTTTCTTTTTTCCCATAAATTATAGGTAATTTGAGAACCATCAGCTAGAATAGCAACTAATTCAGATGTTGGGATTACATAAGCAACATAGCCTGTTCCTGATTTACCCAATCCTTCTTTAGTTTCATACTCTTCAGCAAAATAAGGATTATAAGTGTATTTAAATAGCTGTCTATCTGCATTAGCAGGAACTAAATCTATTTCTTTATTATCATTATCTCTAATGATGTCAATTAGTTCAATAAAGATATCATTACCTTTATTTAGTTCTCCTTCAAAAAGTTGGATTTGTTTACCAAATTTACCTTTTGAAAAGAAAGCAGTTTTTAATGTAAATGTTGGATCTGCTAATTTGAGTTGTTTAAACTTTTCCATATGGAAAGTATAGAACTCACTTTCTTTTTCTTTTCTGTTCATATATTTGTATTAATTGTTACATACCTTGTGGTGGAAAATCTATCTCCACTATTCTTATAGTAGATCTATCAAGCTTACAAAAGAATAAACCTGTTAGGCCATTTCTAGATTTAAGAAAGTGAAAAGCTAAAAGCTCTTCATCATTTACTATATATCTTTCAGGACCATAAAATCTTATTTTTCTTGAAAATGGTTTGTTAATACCTATTACAACATCTGCATGTTGAAGTAAAGCATCAGCACCAAATAAATCAGAATCTAAAACATAGTTACCATACTGGCCATCTTTAGATCTGTCAGGATGATCAATATTTCTATTGAGCTGACTAAGAACTATAAAAGCTATAGGATATTTCTTTTTCATCTTTGTAAGAGCTTCTCCTAATGCATAGAGCATTTCAAACTTATCTTTTTCTTGTTTTGCAACTCTAAATAAAGATGAGTGATCTATAGTAACTAAAGTATTTTTATAATCATAAGTTGAATTATTATTTTGGTCAACACCTTTTTGAACTTTGTGTTGTTCCATATAAGCATGTATAGTTGCACACATTTCATCTACAGTACAAGGATCATATATTACATCAATGACATCTGTTTGTTCTGTTTTTTCATATACTTCTACACATTTTTGGAAAACAGCTTTATCAATTAATTTTCCTTTACTCATTAAAGTATTGTAATCAGAACCTGTATTCATAGATAGTTTTCTAATACCATTGGTTTCATCAACCATTTCAAATTGAAACTTTAATACTCTAAAGTCTTGGTCTGTGTTTTCTGTTATAACATCATTAACCAATTGCTCCATAAATAAAGTTTTACCAACTCCTGGTCTAGCTCCAACTACAGTAATAGTCTTCCACTCAAGACCATCACAAAATGCATCATTAAATCTAGTCCAAGAAGTTTTTAAGGATTTTAAATCTCCCTGCCTTCTGGCTTTAATTTTTAGAATAGCTTTTCTTAAAGAGTCTCTTTCACTAATAGGCTGATATGCCCTAGCTCCATTATACAAATTTTCCATAAAGATTATTTTTCAAAAAGATTTATTGTTTTTTCTTTTGAAATATTATACAATAAGTGAAGTATAGTAATCATACTTTCAATTATTATGTATTCCCAAATTGATACTGGGAATATAAAATTGTGGATAACCACATATGCAAATGCACTACTAAAAACTGCAATGAGTAGTAAAACCCCTCTTGACTTCCAATTCATAATCTCCTCTCTTTAATAAATACTACTTCATCATCTAACACATTGTCAATCATATTACAGTAATCAGCTAACTCAGAATCATATGTTTTATCAGTATTTTGCTTTCTTATGAAATATTGAGAAGTTCTCATATATTCATAATTCTTTAAGCTGTAATCATATATATATTTTTTTGCTGCTTTAAAAATCATATCCCAATCATAATCATAGTTCTCAAAGAACCATCTAAAAGAATTTTCTAGATTTTTAGGATTTACTCTTGCATATTTTCCACTAGACAGTTTTCTATTTGGAAATATTTCAACATACTTCTGTATATTATCTGTAAAGTTATTACCCAGTAAATCTTTAGTTGTTTTCTTTTTGGCTTTCTTAAAAAAGCCATCTATTTCAGTTATAAAGATAATACTTTTACTTGATAAAGACAAATCTTCTTCTAACCAACCTTCTTGTTTTAATTTTGTTACTTCTAAGCTACTATTAACATACTTATAAGGTTTTATTTTATTACATATAGAATATAAAACATAAAAACTATTAGGTGTTAATTCTTCTTTTATTAATTTATTAAAAATCTCTTCCATGTTTACCAAATTATATCAATATTGTGATATTTTTTTACTAATAATTGTGTTTTTAAAAACACATCATTAGAATTCCAATGTTTTTGTTTTGTATAAGCTGCACTAGCTGGATGATTTACAAAAAGTTTGTGATTATTATCTCCGGTAAGATCTGCCCATTCCTGAGCTTTTTTACCCATGTAAATATACACAATATTTTCTTTATTATGTGTTAAATAATCAAGTAAATATGCTGTAAAGTTTTTCCAAATATCATAATGACTACCAATTTTACCTACTTCAACTGTTAAAGATGTATTAAGCATTAAAATACCTTGATTTGACCATCTTTTTAGATCTACATCAGTAGAAACAGGATTATCTCCATAAATAGTTTTATTTACTTCTCCTAAAATATATCTTAAACTAGGTTGTAAAGCATTAGTATTACTACAACTAAATGATATTCCATCAGCTACTCCTAATTGAGGATAAGGATCTTGTCCTATTATTACTATATTTAATTTATCTAATGGGCATTCTTCAAATGCTCTAAATAGTTGTTTTAAAGGTGGAGTAAACTTTTTATCTTCATTAGATAACTCATACAATTGATTAAGTATATTATCAAAGTCCCCACTAAATATAAATGGTTTAAGTTTTTGTCCCCAACCTGATGGTTCAAGTTTATTAAACAATTTTTGTTTAATATCTTCTATGTTTAATTTTTCTTTCATATATTTGTTAAAATTTAAAGTTTATGGCTACAATTAAAGAAATTAAAGATGATGCTCTTATTAACATTCAAGTTAATAAATCTTTCTATTTAATGATTAAAGCTCTTTCATTTTTTTTATTTAAAAATGTAGAAGCTGAGGATAAAGATGCATATCTTAAACAATTACTTGAAAAATCTTATAAAGATTTAGATGAGCATCAAAAATCAATATATCCTATAATTTTATTGTTAGCAGAAATTGAAACTCAAGCTAAGGCTACTGATCAATTTATTGAAAAAAAACTTGATGATATATCTCAACCAATTAAGAAAGATTAATATTATATAATTCACCTATTTCTATACAAGCTTGAATAGCTAATGCTAATTCATCTTTACTGCAATCTGCAAAAGATTTAAAAAATATTGCTCCATCACCATCATAAGCTAAACCACATTTTTGTTTAACTAATACTTTCATTTCATCAAAAGTATATCCTGATTCAAGAGCCAATTCTCTAATGCAAGCATGTACTTTTGCTAATTGTGCTACACTTTTATTACTAGAAGTAAGTCCTATAAACATTTCTACTTCCTGACCTTCTGGCAGCTTATCTAGAAATAATTTATAATTTAATTTTGATTTATCATTAGGATAAACTAACTTTCCACCCTGTTTAATTAATTTTACTGTAAACATATTGATTATTTTTTGTATATTAATGTATATGACAAAAGCCATAGATAAAAAAAGAGCTACTAAGAAAAATACAGAAATTGTATTTGAGTACTTAGAAAAATTCCCAGAAGCCCCATCTAAAACCTTAGCTAGAAAGATTTATGCTGAAAATACTGCATTTTTTACAACATTTGAAACAGCATATCTTAGAGTAAGATATTATAGAGGTCAAGTAGGCAAAAGACAAAGAGATGCAGTGACTAACTCAAATAATAAATTCATAAAAGAACTAAAGACCAAAGTTATGCATAATAAACTTACTTTACCAGAATCACATACAAAAACACGTAGTC